CTCAGTTAGCTCAAGAACTTCTTGATGAAAGAGAAAGAAAGTATGACCACTGGTTTGCATTTGTTGAAGATATAAAACATTCATTAAATCAACTAGCAAAAGAAGTTAAAAAAACTAAATAAACATTTACACGAACATCCTGCAGAGGCTAGAATACTAGGACACTTAAAATAATATGATTTAAAAATATGATTATGAAAGATAATTTAAAAGATGCATTAGCATTATTGAAAAAAATGAAATTTAGTAAAGACTATAGAAAGTTTTTATTTTTAGAAAACATTAATAGGATTGTAGATCCTACACATGTACAAAAAATGGTATCTAGTATTAGATCTATGTCTGTTGTTAGACCTATAATTTGTGTACAAGTTGAATTTATTACTGGAAAAAAACAATTATTTATTGTAGATGGCCAACACTTATTTACTGCATTATCTGCAGAAGGTCTTGAGATTCCATATGTAATTATAGAAATAACTGATAAAATTGATTTGGTGCATAAAATGGCCATGTTAAATAATTCTTCTAAAAGTTGGACTTTATTTAATTATGTTAAAGCATTTAAAACACACATTCCTGATTATAATATATTAGCTGAATTACGTGACAAGTATAATATTGAACCATTAATGTTAGCTGCATTATGTACACGTGGTACATCAGCTGTTGTATCTGGAAGCCAATTATTAAAATCAGGTAATTTTAAAATTACAAATTCTGAAGCACAAGAAATGGCTAAAGCATTTAATGATTTCTTTTTAAAAATTGGTAGAGCTGACCGTTGGGTTAAACATCAATTTTTACAAGTATTTATGCGTGCTTGGGGTACTTATAATCATACAGATTCATTAGCAAATCTTGATAAACATATTAAGACTGTTAAAGCTATGAGTGATACAGAAGCTGCTGAAGCATTTATAAGTAAAAATATCTTTAAATTAACAAAATGAACAGAGAAGAAATACAAGCAGAAGCATTAAAAGCTACTGAAGGTAAACATAAATGTTCTATAGTATTAGGCACAGGTTACTTGTAAAATTCAAATAGTTTTTGTACCTTTATGGTATGAAAATGAGTAAAGGTTTTGGGTACAAAAAATGTGGTGTTTACTGCATTACTAATACAGTAAATAACAAAAGTTATATTGGAAGCAGTATCCATATTTATTTTAGACTAAGAAGACACAAGTCTGATTTGGCAAGAAATTGTCATGATAACAAGTATCTTCAAAATGCTTATAATAAATATGGTGCTGATTCTTTTATAGCATCAATTGTTGAAGAATGTTTTGAAAATGTAGTTTTACAAAGAGAACAACATTATATTGATAATTTAAATCCTGAATATAATTTAACAAGAGAAGTTATTAATAATAGACTTTCTGAAGAATCAAGATTAAAAATATCTATTACTATGAAAGCAAAAGCAAAAGCAGGTATTAGAGTCAATCCTCTTAATGAAGATAAACAAAAAGAAATTGACTTATATGACTGTAATTGTAAATTTATTAAAAGATTTAGTTCTTATAATAATGCTGGTAGATTTATAAAAGAAACCTATCCAATATTTACACCACATAGTGTGTCTATTATTGTTAAAGGTAAATATGGTAGATATAAAAATTATTTTTTAATTAAACCAGATTCAATTTGTAATTCTGATTTATCTAAAAGTGGTTATGCATTATTAATTACTAATACATTAACTTCAGAAATCTTTAAATTTAAAAGTGCCGCACAAGTTGCAAAATATTTAACATGTAGTCATTCTTCTGTTATACAAGCATTGCATAAACAAAGACCTCTGTTAAAAATATATAAAATAGAAAAATTATGAATAGAGAAGACATTCAAAAAGAAGCATTAGATGCTACTATAGGAAAACATAAATGTAGCATTGTGCTCGGAACTGGTGTAGGTAAGACCCTTGTTGGCCTAAAACATATGGAACAAAATACTACACCTCTTATGAGGACATTAGTAGTTGCACCTAAAAAATCTATCTTTCAATCTTGGAAAGATGATGCAGAAACTTTTAACATGCAAAAACAGTTAAACAGGATTACATTTACAACTTATCTAAGTTTAAATAAACATAACCCTGGTGACTTTGATGCTGTGTATTTAGATGAAGCTCATTCATTACTTGATAGTCATAGAGGATTTTTGCAACTGTATAAAGGAAAGATACTTGGTCTTACTGGTACTCCACCAAAATATAAAGATTCTGAGAAAGGTAAATTAGTACAGGAGTTTTGTCCTGTAGTATATACTTTTAAAGCAGATGAAGCTATAGAGAATGGAATACTCAATGATTACCAGATCATAGTACATGAGTTAGAACTTGATACTGCAAAGAATTATGCTGTAGATATGAAAACTAAATCTTTTACTACATCTGAACAATTAAATTATAATTATTGGAGTAATAGAATTGATATAGGTTCCGGTCCTGCACATATTCTTAGAGTGATGAGAATGAAAGCTATGATGGAGTATCCAAGTAAAGAAAAATATGCTGGAACACTTTTTAAAAGTATCCAAAATAAATGTATTTTATTTGCTAATACACAAGTTCAAGCTGATAAACTATGTGCTCACAGTTATCACAGTAATAATTCTAATTCTGAAGAAAATCTTGAACTATTTAAAGCAGGTAGTATTAATAAACTTTCTACTGTTATGCAGTTAAATGAAGGAGTTAATATTGCTGAACTTAAACAAGGTATTATTATGCATGCATATGGTAATGAAAGAAAAGCTAGTCAGAGAATAGGAAGACTTTTGCGCTTAAATCCAGATGATAAAGCTGTTGTACATATACTATGTTACATGGGGACAGTTGATGAGAAATGGTGTAAAGAAGCATTAGAAGGTTTTGATCAGAGCAAAATACTTTGGAAAAACTATAATATTAACTTATAATTGATTATATTATATTATGAACATACCAGGACAATATAAAGTAACTATGTATAATGATGATGTACATAATTTCCCTTACATCATGGCTTGCTTAATAAGATTTTGTAAACATGAACCTATACAAGCAGAACAATGTGCATTAATTGCACATACTACTGGTCAGTGCAATATCAAATATGGAAATTGGGATGATATGTTTGAATTAACACAAATTTTAATATCTTTGGAAATTAAAGCAATGATAGAATCTTATGAAGGCAGTTTGCATTGATAGTTCAAATAAACCAAAAAAAATACCAGATTCAGAATGGATAACTGAAGGAGAAACATATACTATTACTAGAATAGTTAGAATGGGACTTGAAAAAAATAAGTTTGGAGTTCTTCTTAAAGAAATACAACTCTCATCCCAATCCTTTCCTTATGAACTATATGATGCTGCAAGATTTCTACCTTTAGATATCTTAGCTAGTATGAAAAAAGAAGAAGAAGTCACAGTTAAAGAAGCTGACTTAGAATTAATTTAATATTTTATTATGGGTGATAGAGCAAATATATTTTATGTGCTATTAACAAGCTATGTATTTGTAGCTCAATTTTTTGCTATATACTTTTGGTTTATATATGCTCAGAATCATGGTTTTATATCTACTTTATTTATTGGATCTATTTTAGGAGAAATAAAAGGATTATTATTTCCATTTTTTATTTAATATGTATACAGCAAAAGATATTGAGGATGAATTAGTAAGTATGCTAAAACCTCACAGAAAAAGAGAATATTTAGATAAAAGAAATTATCTAATTGGTATATTATCACATAAGTATAATATGACCGAAGAACATATTGCATCTATTACTAGTATAAATAGATGTACAGTACATGCTGCCAAAGATCAAGCATCACATTTAATTAAAATAAATAATCAAGGCTTTTTAAGTGCAGCAGCAGACTATATAGAAAAATTTCCCTATACATTTATTGAGAAAACTAAAAGTGATAGACACAAAAGACTACATACAGTTGTAGTAACTTTAAGTGATCAGACATATAAAAAACTCAGAAACTATACAAATGTAAAAGAAACAGGTACTATTAATGTAGCTGGGAGAACTGTAATTGAAAATTATTTAAAGTTATGGGGAGAATGAAAGAGCTATATATGGAAATGTTAGAGAGAGATTTAGAATATCTAACATTAGAACAGTACAGGCAACTTAAAGATCTAGCAGATCAACATGCAGAAGAACAATATTTAATAGAACTAAAAGAAAAAGGTGATTCAGAAGAATAGGCCTAAGTATAAACCAATTAAAACCAATTAAATGTTTAGTCTACCAAATCCAAAAAAAACAATTACAATTGAATTTTCAATTGAACAAGTAATGAAAAGTATACCAAAGATTAGTGCTGCATCTGACACTAAGTATAGTGTATCAGAAATAAATACAATATTTAACCAGGTCACTCTAGAGTGCTCAGAGTTTTTATCTCTTGGTGTATATATTGATTTTAATCTTACAAAGAAATCAGATACTTCAACAGAAGTAACAATAGAAATAAGAAGAAAGATAGGTTCTTTTGATAATGCTGTAGAATTGCAAAATGCAAATCATCATTTTGTAGATCTAGTAAATTATTTATCTGAAGTTATAGTATTATCTGATGAAGAATTTAATAAAAAGTATAGTGCTGTATTAGCCAATATGGCAAACAAAAGCAATGAAGATGCTAAACCATGGTATGCTAAGAAAAATCTTGCTACACTTTATATAATTTTAGGCATTGCTACATTACCATTTTTGATTGGATTTATTATCCTACCTATTGGTATATATGCTAGAAAGAAAAATAAGGAGTATATGAATTCTAACTGGTGAAACACTTTATAAAATATCTATTGGTATGGGTAAGCCAAAACTTATCCATACCTTTTTGGATGGTTGGTCATATACATTTATCAATGAATGTGTATGCTGATATCCATGAGATATTAATGTCCCTTGGTATGAATATCATTGTGGCAATAGGATTTATTATAGATTATAAAGAAACAAGAAAAAAATGAAACAAGAAGTATTTATACATATTCTTGATAAGCTCAGGAATAAATCTAAAAAACTTGATGAATTATATGCATTAGGTATAGACCTTATTAATTTTACAGATGACTCTAGTAATGTAATAGACACTTTATTTAAAGTTTATTATGGACAAGAAGGAGCAGACTGGATTGATTGGTATCTATATGAAAGAGATCCAGATGGTCCAGATGACCAAGCCACTAATGACGGAAAACCTATTTGTTATGATGATCAGTCATTATGGGAAGAAGTAGAAAGATGTAGATTAGAAAACAAAGAAGAATATAGTCTTCCTGTTTGGCTAAGTGATGATGAAAGAGAACAAATACTAAACATGATAAAAAAAGGAATGTGACTAATATATTAGCTATTTATACCTTTTTGTCACAATTCTAGCTAATATATGTGACATTTTGATAAAGGATAAGTGGTAAAAATTACCCCATATCTTAAATAAAAATGATAAAACTGAGTGCAAATTAAGTAAAATGCGCGCAAAGTATGGAATTTAAGTATTAATCACCATAATTAACTAAAAATATTATGAAAACAAAAACATCAATTTTAGTATGTTTTAAGGCATTTTTTATATTGCTTGTTATGTGCTGTTTTTCTTCTTGTGAAACAGCTGTAAATATAAATGGATACGAAATATCAGTTGTGGAATATGATAGTTGTGAATATCTTATCAGTGGCTCAGGTTATTCACAAATGATTACACATAAAGGAAACTGTAAATATTGTGCAAAGCGTTCTTTAAAATAGCACATAAAAGTTGCCACATTAAAATATAGAAATGATATGAAACAAACAGCAGTAGAACAATTAGTACAAGAAATTAATAAACTAACGGGGTTAACTATTGAAATGAATGAACCTTGTGTTATACAAGCCAAAGAAATGGAGAAGGAGCAGATAATAGATTTTGCTTATGTAATAGCAGATGATTTAGCTTGTGGTGTGTATGGAGATAAAAAAGCTATGAAAGAAAGATATAATGAATATTTAATGTATAGAGAAGAAGAAGAATGAGACAGATAGTATATAACTCAGTAAAATGCCTTGAGTGTAATAAGGTATTAGTAAGTAGATATAGGCATGACTATGTAACATGTGGTTGCCCAAATAATGCTATGGCAGATGGTGGCAATGACTATGGAAGATATGGTGCAGTAGATATGGATAAGATTGAAACCCACTATGTCTATGCAGATGATGACTATGAGTTAGTCCGGAAATATGCAGTAAGAGGTAGCCGTGGTAAAGATGGTAAGCAACCACTAACATGGGTAACAATAGCTGACATGTCAGATAACTACCTACAGGCGGTACTTGACTACGGTGGAGATGATTGGCACCTTGAATTAATGGATAAAGAAATTAAATATAGACAAGATGGCAAAAATAATCCTGGAGTTTAACTCTGAAGAAGAAGGTAATGATGCTAGATTAGCATTAGATGGATACAAATGGAAAATAGCTATGTGGGATCTTGACCAAAAGTTAAGAGGTG